CATCATGAGTATAAATAATATGATTCTCAAGGTCTTTCTCATACTGTTTAGCTAACTCAGGATACATTGTATTAAGTTTCTCTTTCATCCTTTGTCTTTGGATGATTCTATTAGTAGTCTTATAAACCTCTCCTTCTAAATTAGCAACATTCTTCATAGAAACATTAGCATTAGCATCAGTCTCTGAAGAACTAGCAGCATTATCTCCTGATTGACTATACCTTTCCATATAGTCTAACCTTTCCCTGACAAATCTAGCTTGACTATGCTGCTCTCTATAGAGAATAAAGGATTTAGCAACATCATAAGGAGCTAAATCCATTAAAATCTTAATTACTGAATCTTGTATTGCTTCAACACTTACAGCATCTTCACTTAATAATGTAGGAATATAACTTAATTCTTCTAGTACATCCTTGTCTACTTCCTTCTTACAAGCTTTATAAGCAGACTCAACAGCATGTACAATCTTGTCAAGATTGAAAGGCTCTAATGAGCCATCTCTTTTTAGTACTTTCATATTTTATCACTTAATTCATTAGGTTTTACTAGGTCAATTCCATCAGGAACTATTGGTTTTTCATCAAGATACCTTCTCAGTTGTTTACCAATCTCAAAAGGATGTCTCAATACAATACCACTCTTAGTTGTAATTTCTTCCATGCTTTGAGTTTTATCAAAGTTCCATACAAGAGGATTTAATGATTTCCTATTAATTACTATAAACCTATAATCAGCAAGTTTAAAGTCTTTAAAGTAGTCATCTTTATCCAAGTTAGCTCTTATAATATTCCAATAGAGCCGACTTTGCACGTCATACCTCCACTCTACAAAGCTTTTATAGAAATCATATTCTTGTTTATAACTAGTCTTTAAATCAACTGGAACTATAACTTTCTTATCATGTAAAACTACAATTAAATCAGCCATACATCTATAATCTACACCATCAAGAGCAGCTTTAAACTTTAATTGAAATAATCTTTCAATACTATCATCAAAAGCATTATCTGCTTCAAAGTAGAATCTAGTTGAAGGTGCTGATTTAAGTTTATCTACACAATTAAGAGCATCTTGATAAGCATAAGTACTTACAATAGTTCTATTGCCTGATAGATATAATAGTTTATAATATGCTGCACAATCTTCTTTAATCTTCTTAGCTCTTGTCTTAGCTTGCCAATGATTATTCCATTGTATATCAGCTATAGTAGATATAAGATAATCATCTGGTATATCAGTAATTGAAGCATAATTATTTTTCCATCTCTCAAAGAGAGTCTTTGTGATAGTTACTAGAGTATCAGAAGGAGGAGTATCTAATTGAGCAATCATAAACTGCTCATCAAACTCTTCCTGTGTACCTGTCATAAGAGTATCTACCATACTACCAAACTGTAATGAAGGGCTTTCTACCTTATCAAACAGTTTATCTAGACTTGCAAATCCTTCTCTTTCAAACTTAGCTAAAGTAGAGTAGGACAGTGCAGGGTCAGCTCTATATTCAGGTTCAGTAACTTGCCATGAAATGTCTTTTAAACTTTTTCTCATGTGAAATAGTCATAATCATCAGAGTTATCAGGAACATCAAGATAAGACATATAGGTAAGTAGTTCTTCTCTAAGTTTCATAAGAACTGCTATATGATTATCAAAGATATTCTCACACTCTGGTTGTTTTAATCTGTTTGCCTTACTTGCCTTATATATATCAGATTCTACAATCTCCAAAAGGTATTCAAAGTTTCGTTCTTTAAGGAACTTCTTTGATAGTTCAGCATCTTTTCCTGGAAGTTCAGGAATAAGCTCTTCTATTATTTTCAAAGGATTCTTCTTCATCGTCTTTTAAATTGAGGTGCAGCAAAGGTAAGACTTTATTCTGAATTCTGCAAATCATTTAAAAGAAATTTTAAATCCTTGATAGTATACACTATTGCATAACATAAGTGCTCTCCTGTCTCCTCTTTTAACTTTTCTAATAGGTCTCTAAATAATCTAGTTTTATAAGGAACAGCATCATTCTTAAATCCTTTTACTTCAAGAATAACTTTAGTATTACCTACATTAAAGATAAAATCAGGAGTATAATGAACTGAGGTAGGCTTCCTTGTAATCTTCTTAAAGGTTTTACCAAACTTATCATAAAATGGGACAGAGAAACTATCCCTGTCCCATATAGTAAACCTTTCAGATTCATATTTAGGAGTTATTCCTACTGATAGAAGGTATCTATAAATAGACCTCTCCTGTTTACTTCTGAAGGTTATTCCATCTAACTCACACTCTGTGGCATTCTTAATCTTTTTGTTTTCTTGCATTACTGAACATGCCTTTGAGTTGACCTCTCAAGAGGGTACATACAACCTTAGCATCTTCTACTGACCTAAAGGCAGGGAAGTTTCTATAGTTCTTAATGTACTTCTTGCATACCTCATGAATTACACCATCATAAGGAGAAATAACAAAGATTTTGTCACTCTTCTCAATGTGGTCTTCATACTTCTTGTCAAGCTCAACAGCAAGCTCTCTTGCTACAATGTTGAATGCAGCAATAGGGCTGACAGTTGCAATCTCATAGAGCCATCTGTTGACTCTCTCAACCTTCCAACCCTTCTTAGCGGCAATATTCATGAGTGCCAACTCTACTGATACACCACCAACTTGGATAGGCATATTACTAGCAGTTACAGCATCAAAAATAGCTGCCATCAAACCTTGCAAATCCTTTGCTTCGATTGTAATTACTTTTGTTCCGTTATTCTTCTTCATACCATTTAATTTTTTCTCCGTACTTACCATACAGTTTGTTATTAATTTCAGTGAATACACTATGAGGCATACCTTGATTGGTTCTAGCAAAGTATGCTGGATGCTCAATCTCAATAATATCATTGAACTTCTCATTAATATAAGGCTTTAGAGTCTGAGCCTGCTTACCAAACAGAACATATATAATGCCTGTTTCCATGGTAGATAAGTTCTTTATCAACTTACTTACAAAGGGTCTCCATACATTAACATGAGAACCTACTTTATTGAGTTCACAAGTCAATGCTGAATTAATCATTAGGATACCTTGTCTAGCCCATGACTCTAAAGTATTATCAAAGGTGATAAGTCCATGAGGAACCTCATAGTTTATTACAGACTCTTTGACTACTTGTAAGGACGGAGATAGTTTATCTTCTGTAGTCTCTTTACCATTACCAAACAGAATACCTGTTGCTATACCCTTCTGAGGATATGGGTCTTGACCTATAAATACAACTTTGCAGTCTCTGTAGGTACACAGTCTAAAGGCTCTGAAAACATTAGGCAAAGCAGGACAAAGAGTATTAGGATTAACTGTTTTAAGCCAACCCATAATCCTCATTGTCTCTACTCTATCTAATACTTTCATCCAATCTCCAAAGTATTCTTCTATTGTCATACTTGTCTATCAGTGATACACTTCATTGCTATATCAAGCAATTTATCAGTTATAGTATCTTTATTAATACCAGGTATTTCAGGTATTTTAATACTATAAGAAGAATCTTCCTCTGTACCCATAATACCTTCATAGATTACTTTAGTGACATAGCCACAGTCAAAACCATCATTAGCTTCAAATGGAATAATATGACCATCTTCACCAAACTTTGCTTTATCAATAGGAAGGTAAGCACAGGTTCTTAGTTTGCCATAATTAGATATATATGGGACAGCAACTACATCAGTAGGATTAACTAAGACTACTAAACCTTGACTACCATAATAGTTTCTTTCAAGCCAATTAGCACCTGCTGCATGAAGGCCTCTACTACAAGAATGAGAAGAGTCAGTATCACATTTCTCTCTAGGCATAGTAACTACTTCACCAATCTTAATTCTAGTAGAATGACTGTGCATATCAGTATAAATCTGATTACCTTCCTCATCCACTTCAAGAGGTTCTGCATTTCTATAAGCTACAAAGAAACCACATCTAGAAATCTTAAGCCCCCATTTATTAAGGAACCAGTAGAGATTTCTTCTACATTCTTCATCAGGATTAAGTGACATTAAAGTCCAGAAGTTTCTATAAGTATCAATCTTTACTTCATCATTGTTAGACTCTGCTTCAAGTATAGCCTTAACAAGCTCAGTAGGTAATGATAACTGAGAGACCTCTTCCCAATAAACACTTTCTCCTTTAAGTGTAAGAAGATTAGAGCTTCCAACATTATCAAGGACACTTACAGCTTCCTTGTAATCTTGTACTTTCTTTTCATACTCAGGACACATGAGGACAAATATTTCCTCATCACTGTCAGCATTAACTATCCTTTCAAATAGTTCTTTTGACACATTGTCTCTTTCACAGTAAGTACCATCCTCAAATAGAGTAATGACCTTACCATCTACTTTAATTATTTTCTGCATAACACTCTTAAAAGTTGATTATTATGTATTTTCTTATAAGTTTCTCCATTGATTCTGTATGCTTTTGTTTTCATTATAACTGCTGCTGTTAATAGAGAATTTTGTTTTTCATCACTCTCAACATCTACTATCTTGGCTGCTTTTCTATGTTTAATTATATAGTCTTTCAGCTTTGTACATAGATATTCTGTATAAGCATCATACGGAATTACTCCTCTATTAGCTATTCCTCTATAATCATAATTTGAACAAAATGTATCCCAGATTTTAAGAAGTCTTTCAAACTCTTTTGCTTCTATTTTATCTATGTTCTTACATATTTGCTTAACAGTTACAGCAATACTATGATTGAGCTGATATAAAGCAGCATCATAAGGAAAATACTTTAATATTGTCTTTACAACAGATAGCATAGGGTCTTTATTTAATACCCAATCAAGGTCAACAAGAAAACTTGGATTAAGCTTCTTAATATCTGCTACAACATCTTTCCTTGCTGTTACAAGAATGTATCCTTTTAAAGCTATTACTGCCTTTATTTCAGGAGTTGGAACATCCATATTGCACAATACAATACCACTTTGAAGACCCTTTAAGTATTTAATACAGTCAAGCATAGTTCTAAAGACCTTCTTATCCCTCCAGTCAATCCTATTACTATGAATATAAACAATAGTTTCCTTTACCTTTGAGGTATCTTTGCCTAATTTTCTTTCATCAGCCAAGCATTCCTTATACTCTTTAAAGTCCTCATCCTTATTTAAGTCAAGAGGAGTAGCATTACCTCTATAAGCTTCATAAATAGCTTCTACTATAAAATTAACAGTATCTATGTCAAAGTTATTTGGTAGATAACCTTTAGCTTCTCTTGTATAGATTCTAAAGAAACTAAGAGGTACATCTTTAGCTATAGCCATCTTATTAAAATTCTCTCTTATATAAAGTCTAGCTGTTGCAGTTAACTTAGCATCCTGATTTAAAAGCAATAGATTTGGAGTTCTAATTTGATTATAATTATATACTGAGCTAGGAAGTCTTAAATTGTAGATTTTATCTTGATAAAGAGTGCCTACATATTTAGGAAGTTGCATTCTAAATATAGCGCCAATAAAATTCACATATTCTTTTAAATCTCTTCCTTTGTACTTAGGATACTTACTTATATTATTAAAGTCTACTTTATATCCATAATAACCCTCTGTAATCTTATTCTCTATTGGGTCATATATATGAGTATCTGACATTGTAGTCCAATATTCAAATATATCATCATATTCTAATGTTAAAGCAGAGACTATAAGACCTTCAAGTTCTTGTTTAGCTGCTTTGATTTTATTAGAGATTTTCTCAATAGTTTCATTGTTATAAATAACTTCTTCTCTATTAGGAGTTATACTTAAATCCCCTACATCAAACCTTAATACTATTCCAGTACTACTAATTGACCCAAGAAATTCTTTTAAATCATCTTGGAACCTACTTTTATCAATAGGATAAAGAACATTTCCAAGAAGAATTTTATGTTCCATGGTAGCAGAAGCTGCTGCAAAGTTATTGAATTTCTTTATTTTAATGTCATTAATTTTAGTTTGACTATAACCACAGCCATCTATGTATATATTGGGGAAGAAAGTAATACATTTAAGGGCATCTTCATATCTCCTAAAACTATAGACATTCTTAATAGATACTTCTACACCATTCTTTTCAGTAGTAGGCTTCTCCATAAGAAGGTTAGTGGTGATAGTATTACCACTTTTAACCATTACATAATAATAAGCTATTCCTTCATAATATGAAGTAATATATACACTATTACTACAAGCTAGGGCACTGAATCTTCCAATCAATTTGTTATCTTAAGAGCTTTTTATCTCTTAACTCTATAGGTTCATTTCCCTATAGTTCAGCATATCTTTTCATCCTAATAGGATGTTCCTGCCTCTTGGAGACATTATATTCTACAAAGTAGTTTCAGTCTCTATGCGTTGCCCCTGTTATTATTTTTAAATAATAACTTCAGGTCTGATTCCCATCACAGGGTTCCAGGTTTTTTCAGGAATTTAGTCATCAACAATTACTTGCTGAGTCGGCATTGGATATAAGGCTACCGAAGCCTCCTATATAGTCATTACTATCTCTTTTAGTACTACTACCTATATTACAGAATATATTCTTAAATCTATCAGGAGATAGTCCTGTACCATAGTCTCTAATAGTGATAGTACTATCTTTAAATCTAATAATTACAGGTTCTTTAGTATTGCCAGCTTCTACATGTGAATCCCATGCATTACTGACAATTTCTCGAATGAATGATTCTTCAGGATGTGAATATAAGTTTGAAGATAGTAGAGTAGTAATAAACTCTATGTTCTTAGGGTCTATTGAAGTTTTGAATTCCTTTACATCACCTACTACTTCAATATCTCCTGTTTGTGTATTTATAATCATCTTGTTTAAAAAAAAATAAAGGGTAGGCAGGATTTACCTACCTACCCATTGGTTTAAGCTTTTTTAATGGCATCAACCTCAGACTTAAGAAGAATTTTCTTCTTAGCCAAGATTTCTACTAGTTTGTTAAATGGTGAAGCACCTACTGCACTAATAGGCTCAAGAGCTGCAACTGCTTTGTCAATTACAGCTTTAAGTTCTTCATTGCTACAAACAGTATAATTCTTACCATAAATAGCTTTTACTTCATCTTTTAAATTAAGATTGATGATGTCATTGTACAGCTGTTTTCTGTTTAATTTAGTCATTTGAATAGATTTAAAATTGTTTGTTTAAATTGTTCTTTATTGTGGAGAATCTTGAAATAATCAGAGACATCTTTTCCACCTTCAAATTGAGGTAATACAATATTAATGAAACCTGTTTTTTCAGATAGATGTTTAGCATCCTCTAAGCCTGGAGGGTCATTATCTAAGAGTATATATACATTCTTAAATCTTCTTTTAAGTTCATTAATAGCTGTATTACTTATACCATATCCCTCACCTTGTATAGCCAAGGCTGGAATACCTGTATTAGCATAAAGACACAAAGCATCTTTCAAAGATGAGCATATACATACTTTATCACCTTCTTTAGGTACTTTAGTCCATAGACTTATAACAGACCTATCATGTCTGTTGGCCCACTTGAATCCTCTCTTATTGAATGGCTGATATATCTTTAAAGTAGTTCTACCTTCTTTAAATTCTACATAAGCATAGGCATATTTATCAGCTGCAAAAGCATAACTGATGTTATCCTTAATCACTATTTTATGTGATATAGGATAAACATCAGCATACTTAAGCCAACTGAGTGTTATACCATAGGACTCCCAGTAAGCTAGGTCATAATCCCTCCATTCCCTAATCTTACATTGTAAGTCAATTCCAGAGCCTACTCTTACTGGTGTCCTATTAGCATAACTACCTTTACCAACAGAGATATTCAAATTACAATCTCCCATATCATTAGCTATTCTCCTTTTAGCTTCTACAAAACTACAGTTCCACATTTGCATTAATAAGTCTATTATACTTCCATGCTCTCTGGTACTATAATCTATAAAGCCAACTTCTTCCCCATTGTTAGAGAATAGACTGAATGATGGTTTATTATCCTTTCTTAGTGGGCTCTTAATCAAACATGGAATAGACTTTATTCCAAGATAATAAGCAGCAATATCTGCTTGTCTTATCTTAGATATATCTATATATTCACTTGATTTAGTGCCCTTACTAATCATAACTACTTATTTAGTTCCAAGGAGAAGAACTTTCAGATGTGCTGAAAGGAAGTTCATCAGTAGGAGCTGCCTCTGTGGTAGGAGTAAATGTAGTTGCTTCTACAGAATACTCATGTACAGGAGCTGCTGAATACTCAGTATTAAGAGTCCTACCATTAGCTGCTGCATTTTGAATCATCTCTTGAAGCTCTTTATCAAGAGTGCTATAGTTATTAGCTGAGTTTCGCAAGAATTTCCTTGTATATACAGCTTGATAAAGTCTTCCAGTTTCTGCATCAGTTCTTACACCAAGCATAATTTTAACCTTATTAGTAGGTTGGAAGCCAAGTGCATCTTTAATCTCAGAGAAGTCTCCTTTGAAGATTTTGTCAAGGCTATCAAACCTACATTCACATTCCTCAGGTTTAACTTTAGTATTGGGGACCATTTTCTTAAGATTGGCATCCCATGTAGTTACACTAGGAATACAAAGATAAGCCTTTACAAACTCCATGAGTTCTTCTTCTCCTACATAAGCAGGCCTATAGTCCTTATCAATGTCAGCAGGACCATTAGAATAAACAGGAATAGCTTTAGCTGCAAGCTCTTCAGCTGTAGCCCATGCAGTCCTACCATACTTATCAATTACTTGAGTTTTACCTGATGTAGCACCTACTCTAGGCCTATTTTGCAAGAACAAAGCCATAGTTACAAGAGGCATTTCAAAGCCTACTTTCTCTGTGTCAGGTTGGAATACAATTTGAATTCTTGCATTACCATACTCATTACCATCACTATCTGTTACTTTACCAAGATAATTAGGAGCTTCATCCAATGTAGTATTAAACAAAGACTCATGTTCTGCTTTATCAGGATTTACTGCTTTAATAAATACAGGAGCTACACCTACATATCTTTTAAACTCCTGAGCTTCTTTTGATTCTGAACCTTTAGCAATTGCCATAGTTGTATATTTTTATTTGTTGTTAATATTAATAAATTGTGTTATTAGCTACTTCTGTAACTTCCTCTTCTTCTACTTCTGATACTGCTTCTTCAGTAGCACTTTGACCTACTGTTTCTTCAACAGGAGGAATGATTGTATCAGGATAAATAAACTCATAACTGGTTTGTTTAATAACATTACCATTCTTATCAAGTTTATCAGTAGCAGTTACTACTTTCTTGATAATGTCTTCAGTACCATAGCCACCAGTCATAGCTTTAGTAGGAGCATCAGTCAGCTCAATAAGGTTAAGTACTTCTGCAAGCTCTGCATCAATTTCTTGCTTTTTAGCTTCAAGTTTGTTCTTCTTTTGAATAAACTGGTCTACATTTTGAGCTGTTCTTTTCAATCTTGCCAGCTCGAATTTTGTGAATTTCTTTTCCATTTTTTGTAATTATTTGTTGTTAATAAATATTTTAGAGGCATCAAATTTTACCTCATTATTTTCATTTGATTCTGCTACAAGTATCTTTTGACCTCTGAGATGAGGACATCTAGCTTCTTTAATGGTATTATCTCCACCCTCAAAAGATACATAAGTTTTATTACCATCTCTATAGATAAGACCTATTGCATCAGCTTCTCCACATATAATATCTGCTGATTTACCAGCTAAGTCTACTGCCATTTCTGACATCTCTTGACCATCTTTTCTGATTTGTTTATCCTTTACATGAGTTACTAAGATTAGTGTCTCACATAGAGGTTTATACATATCAATAAGATACCTTAGAGCCTTACGTAAATAGGTGTAACCCGCTCCATTAGGTAAAGTCCTTACATCAGCCTTAGGGTCAGTAAGTGGCTTCCCTGTCTTAGGGTCTTTAACTGGCATACCTTTGGCATCTTTAAGTAGTCCATAACCCTGTCCCATAGCAGTATTTCTATACATCTCAGCTGCAAGAACAAGACTCATTTCTTCAAGTCTAGTGGCATTATCAATAGTGATAAACCTATAAGGAGCTCTCTTTAGTTCTTTACCTTTTGCTAGAATAGCTGCCTTAATTTCTTCAAGGTCTTTTACACTCCTAGCCTGTACTTTCATTACTGAGAGAGCTCTATAGCCATCTTCCAAATCAATGATAAGATTATCATCAATAGCTGCTACTAATGAGGACTTTCCCTGTTTGGGTCTGCCCATAAGAATTAATAGCTTTGGATTGTAGTTTGTAACTACACTTCTTTCTGTTGGTAATTCAATCATTTTTAAATATATTTGTTACTTTACTCCACATCATCATAAGTGTGGAAATTTTCTTTTTCTTGTTATCCTCCATAAATTTATATACTTTGTACATCTCAGCATGGTCATCTGCTCTAGGTAGCTCTGAGAAAGAAGAAACTGCACCATCAAAGTAGAGAGGACATATGTTGCCATTAGCTCCATAATCTCTATCTTCAAGGATTTCCATAAATCTAATATGGTTCTTGAATTTAGTAATATCATATCCTTCATACTCTGTTAAACCATACTTAAAAGGACTATATAAACCAATTACCATATTAGCATCTCTAGTAGTAGTCTTAGCATCAGCTAAGCCATCTGAAGTTGGTTTAATCCTATTTAGTTTAAATGACTCATTGCCTTCTTTGTCTTGCATATGTTAATATATAGGCTCTTTATCCTATATTTCTTCTTTTTTCAAAGAAGTGTCGGACTATATCTTCACTATAAAGTGTGGGATTCTCGTGTCTCTATTATATTCTACAAAGTAGTTTCAAGAGTTAGTCTCTGAACCTTCAAATAGCTTTTACACTATAAGCTCGGCTGCTGATTGGCATATATCTCTACTTAGCTTTCCAGCAATTCTTCCCATTTATCCAGACCCAATTTATTATTCAATTAATTTATATCTCATTGATTCACATATATAAGGCTTTATTATATTAGTAAATAGTTCTCTACTTTTTGCTAATATATAGATAGTAGGCTTATTTTTCATCATGTTTATAGATGAATGTATGCCAAATTTATCTAATAGAAGTTTCTGTAAAAATATTACATCTTCTATATTAAAACCTTCTGTATGTAAATAGTAAGAACAATTATTTTTAGAACCATCATCCATAAACCATATAGCTAAACTCAATGCTGTAAAATGCTCTTTTATATTTGTAGGTACTACTTTCTTATTATTTGGATACCATAAATCCCTCCAATAATTAAAAGTAATACTTCTAGATATTCTTATATCACATCTACCATTACAAACACAAGTTCTATTTCCAATTACATGAGTAAAAGCTTCAGGATTCTCAGTATAATTAACTTTCAACCCTTCTTTCTCTAACAGAGATTTTAGATATAATGTATATTCCCTCTGTTTATAAGAATGTCCACAAGTAATTGTACTATTTAATATTTTAACTGCCTCACAATTTCTATTATATTTGGTTATAGAAGAATCTCCTAGAAGAGTACCTATTAATATAGATTTTGCTATATCTGTTAAAATAATTGGATGGTTCCTATCAGTATTATTTAATTTCTGTTGAGCTACTCTGTCTCTATAGATTCCTAACTTATTAAAATAATACTGAATTGTTGATTTTGAACATCCTATCTTTTTAGCTATATCTTTATAAGACATTGTAGGATATTCTTTTAATATCTCCTTAATTTGTTCTTCTGTATTCATAATTTTTTTCTATAGGTATTAATTATGATACAAAGATAATAAATAAAATTGAATTATGCAAACGTAAAGCCTGGTGCTGAATCATTACTATAGTATATTTTAGTTGGTCTCTAAGAGTAATAAAATACTTTGACATCTTTTCTATAGTTTCCCTTTTACTTAGACCACTTTCTTGAGATAAATTAGAGGCATTATCAAGTATCACTATTCTATACTCTTCTGAATCATTAGGAGTATAAGGATTAACAGTATCTACTATCTTTTTGTCTTCTAACTCTCCTGTAATTGGATGTGGTACTTTAATAGTCTTAAAGTTAAGATGTCCATTCTCTAAGGCTACTTCTCTACATTTCTTGTTTATCCCAGTTGGATTTCTAATGTCATCAATATAAGTAACTACTTCATTGAATTTTCTAATATACATTTGATACTTCTCAGTTTCTAATAGACTAAGTACTTCTTCAGATACAGGATGGTCTTTATCAGTACTTTCAATATCTGCATTAGTGTATCTAAGATTATCAAGTCTATATAATAAGTGACAAAGAAACTCTATATATTTCTTTCTTGGGCTCTCTTCAAGGCAGAAATATAATATCTTCAATCTAACCTCAGGATGTTTTATAATAAAATCTATAGCTTCATATACATATACAAAGTCACAGAATTTAGTTTTACCTACCTTTTGGTTAGCTGTACATATTATATACCTTCCCATTTGAGTTCCTGGAAATAATGTACGGAACCTTGGAAATGGCCAGGGAATACAGTTATATAAGCCACTTATGGCTCTTTCTCTTTTATCTTTTAAATAAGATAGTACTTCTTCAAAATAACTCATACCATTGTAGACATCCAATCATCTTTAAGTGACTTCTCATGTCCTTCATTCTCTATATATGCAGCAAGGTCTGAAACTTCTTCAATATATCCAACACCTTCAGAATCTACCTTCTTTTCATTCTTGCATATAAAGTATTTAAGTACTCTCATAAACTGGTATCTTCCATTAAAAGAACTAACATATCTCTGTGTAGCAGATATTAATTGTTCATCAGTGTACTTATTACCATAGAGCTTAAAGAACTTCTGTAGTTTAAGAGTAACATCTCTTATGTTTCCTCTCCAATATTGACAAGTACCTTCCTTTCTACCTTCTGGGAAGCATTCCATAAGGGATTTAGCTAGTTTATTCAGCCTTTCTCCTTTTGGAACACTTTCATCAGCAGTAAGCAAGGCACTATCACAAAGGTCATTCCATCGCTGAGTTACTAGTAGAGTTTTACCCATAAGGGTATGTTCCTCTACTAGTACTTGTTTCTCCTTCATGTCCTTTACAAGCTCTTCTATACTTGCTCCAGTTCTTACAAGGAGAATCATTAGAGTCTCAGCAACAGATAGATTAACCTTTTTGCAGGCATCCTCATCTATTGTAAACTTCATATTTCTATTTCTTCTATTTTACTGATTGTAGTAACTAAGTCAGGATTGTAATCCTCAAGCATAATCTGAACTAACTCTACCTCTCTTGTATCCTGATAATAAGGAACAATGATAACAGGTTTAGGGTGTCTCAATAATCTACCCATCCTCTGTTTGATGATAGCTTCAGAACTGTTGAGGTTAGCATAGATGCCTACCTGACAATTAACAAGGTTCATACCCTCATTAAGCATATTGCAGGCTGTAATGTGGTCAATCTTACCACTATTAAAGTCCTCCAGGTATTGCACTGAATCAGCATTCTTGCTATTAATGCAATACTCACCGAGCAACTCTGTTTGCTCTATGCTATTACAGAATGTTAATGTCCTGTACTTAGTAAGAGTGGGGAGAAGTTGGTGCATATACTTGACTTTCTTATCACTTAACCACTTGAGTCTGTCTGCACACACTCTGAGCCACTTGTTCTTAGCTATTGGACTCTTTGTTCTAAGGTATGTCTTCTTCCAATACTCTATCTGACCACAAAGGTCACAGTAGTATTGTTGTTCAGTACAATAAATCCTTACTGGATGAGTCTTTTGCTTAATGTAATTCCATCTTTCAGCCCAGCTGCACTCATAGGCTCTACCTTTAGCCTTAGGATTTTTCCATATAGACTCAGTAGGCAAATCAGTTCTAAGCTTAAGAGGCCACAAGTAAACTCTTGGGTCAGGTAATATATCTTCATCAATGACATCTCTAAGGTCTCTCTTATATGACACTAAGTCATTAAACAGACCATTGAGTTCATCTTTGAGATTCTTGGTTACAGTAGCAGAGCATAACACAGCATGCTTGATTTCAAAGTCCTGTAGAACCTCTCTGCATCTCTCTGACAAATGATGACACTCATCAAAGATTACAAAGTCCCACTTCTTTTGCATCTTAGGGAATGATACATAGGTTGTGTACATTAAGCTGAGTTGGCAATCAGGCCACCACTTTATTATCTCCTCATGCCAATTTGCTTTATGTACATTCCTAGGCACTACTATAAGCATAGTTCCCTTATTGTGTGATATTTTCTTTACTACTTCAAGAGCCATTCGGCTTTTACCTGTGCCTGTGGCTAGTTCTAAGAGCCAGTTAGCTCCTTTAAGAGAGAGAATCTCTCTCAACATGTCTTCTCTTGTCATACTTCTTGTTTACTATAATCTTGAGTTTCTTTGTATAGTGAGGGTCAGTTGCATAACCAATCCTCCTTAAAAATGTATAATAGTCCTCTGAGGGAGGCTTCCATCTCTTCTGTACCCACTCCTTATAGGCTACAACACTCTCAGCCCAATGGTCAAACCTGCAATATCTATTGGCACTACTATTATATAGACCAAATAAGTTGTTATGTTCAATACAACCTACTGACTTAAAGTGCCCTGTTTCAAGTATTGCCTGTGCATATACTATCTCAGGATGTTTAATGTCATAATAGATGAGGGCATCCATTAAGCCCTCTTGTGCAGATAGACTAAAGAACTCAGGTACTGTGTCCTCAGGAGTAGCTATTGTTGCTTCTGTATGAGTATTGGCACTACTCTTATGAGTTATATAAGTTATAGCACCTACACCTACACTGAGAACCAACAATACCTTAATACAATTCATTACTCTTTGCTTCATTGTATTTCTTATTTAAGGGGTTGAACTAACTTGAGCCAGTTCCACTATGTTTAAGTAGCCCTAAGGCTACCAAACATAGTATTAGAGCTATTATCCAAACAGTAATCATTTAGAAATATCCCTAAATAGTGTTGGAACCTGACCATAGACAGGTAACTTGCCATCCCACTTCTCAATCCACATTTTCTCTAGGATTTGAGGAGTAAGGGCTTGCTGTTTAAGCCTATTGGCTTCTGCTTCTGCTTGTGCTGCAACAATAAGTTTCTTTGCATTAGCTTCTGCAACAGCTACCTCATTCTGAGCTTGCTGAGCTCTTTGTATCATTTATCTTCACATAACCACGCAACTAGTTATGCAGTTCTCTTATGAACTTCTATACATTACTGCATAGATGAGACTATATCTTCACCCTCAACATTACTTGGTAGGGGTTTCCCATTTCCACCTGCATTAGCTTCAGATGTACTCTCTTTCGAGATAGTCGTTGAACCTTTACTAATACTAAAGTTATATATTCTCTCTACTTGCTTTAAGAAATCTTCCTTTTGTTGAGTATGTTTCATATAATTACATATAGGACAGCAAGGAACACAATTATCCACTTGATAACCTATATTAGGATTTATCCTATCTATGCCATTATACCTTATTGTAGGCTGATGAGTGTCTCCTCTTTTAACGAGAAGCTCCTTACTTGCTTCTCTAGGCTCTGCTCCACAATAATGGCATGGTTGTGATATTATATGATTAAACTCTTCAAATGTTAAATTAAAACTATGCTTCCTTGAAGCAGCATTAGCTTTACTCGACCTATAAAGAAAATTTCTCAATCCATATTGAGATTCGTTACTGAATTTAGTTTGAACTCTACTACCTAGTTTATGCAGGTAAGCTCCTCCATAGAGAAACTCCTTACCAGTGTTCACATTTCTGCATTTCCACTTGGTTACATAACATTTTTCAGTAGGTATTCTTACCTCTTCAATAACTTCATACACTCCATAGACCTGTCCTACATGGACAGGATATTTAAGTGCATTCTTTTTAATACTTCTGTAATTAGTACTTGGCTGCTGATTTTCCATAAATAATTCATTTTGATAATACAAAGATAAGCAAAATCTTTGAATTATGCAAATGAATAAATATGGATGTTCCAGCAATTAAGGAAATTTATTATCTTGCCTTTTCAAGCAAGGAGACCGTACATTTCAGCCTCATTCTTAGCATTGACAGCCTTTACAATAGTCTCTGGATATTTAAGACCTGAAGTAAGCTGTTCAAGTTGGAAGTTTTCCCTCAGCAATGCAGCAGACAAGTACCTCTCAATGGCATTCTCAATAGAATCCCTATTACTTACAATGTAGTCTGTAGTGAAATTGTTGAGCTGAATTCTGAAAGCATCCTTTACATAGTTATAGAGTGTTCCATTAATGACCTCACTAAGCTCTTTCCTGTATTTCTTGAATACAATAGGAGACTTACCATCTACAATCTTCAATGAGATAGTTGGGTCAACAGTAAACTCTGAACCATCCTTTGCATTGATAGTAAAGGGTTCATAGTCTACAGTCTGTACAAATGTAGGATACTCATACACAGATTGTGTAAAAGGATTGTACCATACTGCACCTGTACACATAGAAATGTCACCTACTCCCTTGTCATCACCATAAAGGTTTACAAGGATACCTTCATGTCCCGCATCTATTCTTTCATAGCCACAAGAGGACATCATAAACACAGCCATAAAGGCCATGAGAAAACCTAGAATCTTTGTCTTCATTTCTTGTTTGTTAATTTAATTTGGGTGAAACACTTAGTTTTAACTGACAGACAACCAAAGCCTACCAGTAACACAATACCACAGAGATTAGCTATGGTACTTGGGTAAGTAACCAGTCCACAACCTGTTGACAGAATGAACATGAATACAACTACCCACAGAATAAATAGTACTACTTTCTGCATCTTTGTTTTATTAATAGTAATAATACCATCTATACTTCATCTCCCATAGTTTCTTCATAGAGAGATGAAATACTTCTCCAAGATTCTTGAAGAACTTCGTCCTTCTAGGATTAGTAGCTCTTTTATTCTTGCCTCCAATCCTATAGTTGAAGTGCGTTCCATTCCACCCTCTTTTATTGACTCTTTTGTGCCAATACTTTGCAGGTGTCTTATATCTCTTACCTTTGCTCATACTCAAATAGCTTTATCCACTTTCTTTTGATTTCAATACCCTCATAATGATTATACCATAGTAGAACTCTGAACTCTCTTTGTCCTATTTGTATAATCTCTATATTGGGACTGAAATACTTGAACAGAAGCCATAGAATGATAGTCAGAATGATTAAGTACTGCATAACTAGAATTATTAAAAAAGAAGGGACAAGCAGGATTATTCCCACTTGACCCTAAGATAAGCTTAGTCACCAAGGACCTCAAAGCTGTATGAAACAGCACCAAGGTCATGTGCTATAAGGTCTAGATGACTCTTCAACCTTTCATTTTCTGAGAGTGTATCCCAAATTCTCTCAACCACATCTCCATAAGCATTTACTTTGGTGGGTTTTGCGAGTTTAGGACTGGTAGGAGTTGAGAGCATGTGGTGGTATGCCTCATCACAGAGATTGATGTTTTGAGACACCAATTTCTGCTTTCTCAGCTTGACAATCAGAGGCTTCTTTACAACCTTCTGATATTTGCCTTTGCCTTTGGTGTAGCTAAGGAGCATCTTATGCTCACTATAGCATTCTTTTGGGTTTTGTTCGCACACCTGCGAGCTTAGCATACCTGCGCCTGGCACAAGTAAGCTAAGACTAATCTTTGGTTCTACCATAATTTAAAATTGGTTGTGGGGGAGGTAGGAATCGAACCTACGTTAAAATAAAAACCACAAATTTTACCAGATAATTTTTTAGATTTGTAAGTATCCAAAGATACTCTAAAACCAACATTCTAACTCCCCCATAGATAGTCACTAAATTCACATGATGGACTCGAACCATCTACTCTAAGCACCAAAAAACTTATGCTCTACCTAATGAGCTAATGTTATTAGTATTGTAAGTGACTGTATATAACAAATGGCATGCGGGGATTATTGGATTTGAACCAATAACTCTGGATTGTATCCCAGAATAAATTGTTAAGTTGCTTTTGTAAGTGACCTTAGCCACTCAAACAATCTGCCTTTCCATAAGGCTGAATCCCCTTGATTTAGACACTTGAATTTTCCAATAGTGGGGTCGAACCACTGCCATTAAAATTACAAATTTTACACTCTAACCTCTGAGTTAATCGGATAATTAGTATTGTAAGTGTCTATAGTGAATGTAGGAGGTATTTCTCCTCCTACACCCTGTATGATACTTGGTTTACGAATTTATAGTCTATGATTTACGAAGTATGTATGAGTATAAATTGTAAGTATCATTAGTATTATGTATTAAAGCACATTGGCTCTTACTACATCATACCTGTTGCTTCTGTACAAAGACTGCAATGGAGTATAGGCATCATAGATGTCCATATCCTTGAAGTTTGTGAGAAACTGTTCAATCTGAGCAGGGTTAGAAGGTATGTACATAAAGTTGTCAATACCACTAAATCTATCAGCTCTTGCAGTACTGAAGTACCTTCCAGCTACATCAATAGCTACAATGAAGGGCTTGAATCCAAAGTATGTCTCGCACTTTCTCATGAAGTCATTTAATGATGCTTCAGGGCTAGAAAGGTTGTTCCATTCACCATCACTGATGATAGTCCAAACAGGATAAGCCTTTAATGCATCAAGAACCTCTGGATTCTCTTTGCAAGCTTGCCTCAATCCTTCAGGGATAGCACTAATATTAGTACCACCACCATTGAATACAGCATTGCAGAAAGACTTGATGTTGAGGTAGTTCTCATAGAAACTAGCTTTAGGATTGACAAAAGGAGTTGCCTTTGTTTTAGCAACTTGCTTTCTCATCATCCAGTTAGGAGTCTCATTTGCTTTCCTATCAATATAGCCATACCAATGAGAGCTATAATCAAAGAATCCAAGGAGATTTCTACCATCATCATCAGGGTTCTTAACAAGACATACTGATGCAAGGAAAGTAGCAAAGTTGAAGGGCTCACCAGACATTGAGCCAGAGTCATCTATAATGACAAGGCTGTTGTAAGGAAGGTTCACTTTATTGATGAAAGACTCAAGTTTGAGCTTATCAACTCTATTATTGAGAATATCATCATAAATGTCATTGAAGCTTGTTGCTCCAACTGTGACCTTAGCCTCTTTCTTAACTTTGTTGAGCTTGACTACATCCTCTTCAGTAGCCTGCCCCTGCCTTACTTTCTCTTCAAGAACTCTCTGCTCTTCTTGCTTCTTCTCCTTGTACATCTCCCACTCAAGATACCAATCTTGGAACTTAGGATATTTAGGGTCATCAGTATCCTTTACCTTAGAGTAGAGGATTCTGTTCTTAACCCTAAACCTAGCTTGTGCAGGAAGCTGGTCAAACCACTTAATGAACTCATCTTTACTGAATTCCTTGATTTTACCAGTTGAGAAGAGCACTGATTCAAGAGTTCCATTGTACTGCTTTCTCCATTCTCTATAACCAATAAAATTGGCAATAGTAGGAGTTACAGTGTATTTCCAACCCATTTGTTCTGACAGAGTAATGAGTAATTTAGCCTTATCTTCCATGACCTTCTTGGTCTCAGGAAGCATCTTCTTGTGACCACTTCTCTTAGATAATCTAGGAAGAGTCAAGAATTTAGCTACGAGCAGCTTGTCAAAAGGATTAGTGCCGTTGATTACCTTATAAAGGTATTCAACAATAGCTGCTCTATACCCAGCTACTGCAAGAACATTATGAGTTCTCACAACTCTAGTTCTCTTAGTCTGGATTCTATTTCTGAGGAGTAAGTCGAAACAACTATACTCATTGAACAGACCAGCATTAAGGAACTTGATGAACTGTTCTTTGTGCTTATTCCGCATCCAGTCCAGTACAGTAATAAACCCCTCTCTATTGGCATTGCCACCAGAGTCTCGCTTATTACCCTTGAAGATATTGTGCTGTCTAGCTGTAATATCACCAATTGAGAACAACAGTGAGAAGAACATCTCTCTCTGTTCTTTGGTTTTACATTCAGCATAACCACCATCAAGCATATCATTGGTGATATTACCACCAACATTCTGCATGATTTTAAGACAGTCTTTCATCCCATAAAAGGGATTTTCGTTACTTTTGTTAAGTTTTACTTCCATTTCAAGTAGATGTTTTTAATGAGTTTGTAAGTAACAAAGATGAGGATATTCTTTCATGTTTGAACTATTCTGTCTTCCTCATTTTACCTTCTAACTAAATGTTAGGGTTGTCAAGAGCAGCAAGCTCTTCTTCAGCCTCTTTAAGCCTGTCTTCAGGAGTCTTTGCTTCCTCCTTCATCTTGGCTATTTTGTCCTCCAATTCATGTCTCTTGGTTCTAATTTCAGCAAGCTCTTGCTTGAATCTCTTATAACCAATGACAAGATTGACAGTCTCTTTAGCAGTTTTGAGCTTATTAAGCTGAATCTGAGAAGCATCTGTAGCTACCCATTCATCAGCATTCTCAAGACTCTCAATTTGCTTTGCAAGTGAGAGTCTAATGCTATTAAGACTATTGACTGTAGTTGTGTGGAGTAAATCCACAACATTCAGAGGCTGTCCTAACTTAGAGTTAACAGTCTCATTGTTCAGGAGCATTCCCATCAGAAGGGTTTGCATCCTTTGAAAGTGGTCTTGCGTGAAGTTGATTTTCATACTTCTTTGAGATTAGTTTTACTGATGTTTTATTTGGCTTATAGCCAGTATCTCCTGGGGCAAATTCCCTGGATTCAACAACACCATCAATGGAGAGAATTAACTCTCCAAATGGTGTTTCAGTGCTAAAGTTGACTTCAGCTTCTGAATCAACTTTATAAAGCAGTTCTCTGAGCTCACTGATTTTCATACCCAATTATAATTATTGTGTTGAACATACATAGCATCAAAGATTTCCTTTGCAAAGTACTTGCTCATGTGGTGTGCTATCTCTCCTGATTCACAACAGAGCAACCCCAGCGGAGCAATAACATCACCATCGCCGTAGCCGAAATCGCCGAGACCAGCGCCGCAGCCATCATAACCACCGCCAACCAAATAGTAAGAAGTGCCTTCAATCTCAACCTTACCACAGAGTTCCCAATCACCGTCTCTTACTGCACTCTTGGCATCATCATAGCTCTTGTAGAACCTAACCCAAGGGTAATAAACAGTACCATGAACCAATGAAGATTTATAGTCTTTGTTTAATGCTTGTCTAATGACGTCAAGCTTGTAGAGAGCTGTAAGATGCTTTCTGAAACCATACTTGGTTACTGCACCATTCAGCCCAAATGAACTGTCAATACCCAATGCATCACAAGCATCTTCAAAGGTTTTGATTCTTTCCCAGTCCTCTGTTTTGAGCTCCTGTTCACTATAGGCTTGCAATGCTACCTCTTTGAGGTCTGCACTACCACTGTTATACCACTCTTTAGCCTTCTCAAGAGTCAGTGAAATGTTTCTTGTTTCCATTATTATTTTGCTGTCTTTATGTTAATAACCGCAATTATAAACTCCTCAAGAATATTCTTAGGTGAAATATCCTGAGGAGTTATATCAGTATGAGTAATGTCCATATTACAGATTAAGAAGTTCTTTAATCTTTCTCCATAAACCCTTCTTAACAGGCATAGGAGTAACATGAACATTTTCTCTGTTGATAGTTCTGTTGTCTAATCTAGATGCATGACCTATCATAGTGAACATACAACCAACATAGCACTTGCTCTTGGGATTGCTAAGACACTCATACCATCTAAATGATATAGCACCTACACTTCTATCAAGCTTTTCAGAAGCATTTCTGAATGCTTGAGCCTTGTTGTGAGGATTAGCTTTTACAGCCTGGACCAGGATTTCATCCTCCTCTTTAGTCCATAGAACTCTTTTTGTCATTTGCTATCTGTTATTTGTAATGTTGTGGAGCTAGAGGGACTCGAACCATCATCTAGAGTAAATATGGTGGTTGATGGGAGACTCGAACTCCCAACCTGAAAATTAGGAATTTCCTGCTCTGTCCATTGAGCTAATCAACCTTTGCTTTACCATAGTAAGTACTTTTTCCTCTTGGAGCATTCTTGTTCCTTGAACCAAAGTTCTCAGTTAATGAATGACAATTAGGACACAGTAGTTGTAAGTTATTCTCTATATTATTCTCAGAGTTTCCATCTATATGATGTACTTGAAGTGGTGTTTTATTTGTATATGGGTTTATTTCTCCCCATCCACAAATTTGACACTTGCCATTATATTTTTCCATTAGATAATTTCTTACAAAAGTACTACAAGAATAGCCTTTTGTGCCTGAAATTTCACCTAACTTCCATTTTCTAATGGTCTCTTTCCTTTTGTAAGAGAACTCACACTCTTTGTTACAAAACTTTCCATTACTAGAATATCTGGGATGGAAAGACTTGCCACAATTTTCACATACTACTGTCCCATTTCTAAATTCTTTGTTGGCTTTCATACGATTTATTTTTAATCGTACAAAGTTACAAAGAATATTTGAAATATACAACAAACTAGCTATTTATTTACTCTTGTTCTATCCCTTGAACTATGGGAGCATAAAAAACAGTTTAGAATTAACTACTAAAGGGTCTTGAAATCCCAATATTCGGTAAATTCAAAGCACAAACCTTAATATCATCAGTTTATACTTACTTCACTGTTTTGAATGACTAGTCTGATATTGGTGATTCAGATGAGACTCGAACTCATGACCCACAGTTTAGAAGACTGTTGCTCTGTCCAACTGAGCTACTGAACCATAATAAAAAGAGCCACTATCTTCACAGACCGTGACCCTCCCACTTGTTCAACAAAATCAAAATGTCTAACCTTAAAATCAACCTTTTTACCTTATCAAATTACCATTCTTCACCTTCTTCTTCTTTGTCTATCTTGAGCAATTTAGTAAAGCAAAGAGCATCAAGTTCTTCATTACTAATTGTCTTGTAACAAGCATAGATTAAACCTGCTACAATCAAGACAGCTATCTCAAAGTACCCATTGTCATAGATACTGTCAATACCACTAATGAATAGCATTGCAACTATTCCAGTAGTATATAGTAGTATGCCTTTGAGGCATAAGATTACTTTCTTCTTCATTCTTGCTCCCTCCATGCTTCTATTTCAGGAATCTCTATAGATAGATAACCCTGTTTAGTTAATCTGAAGGAAATGTTTCTCACCACAATGTGAATAGTGGTTTTAGTGTACTTCTTCTTAATTGAAGAGCACACTGGTTTCTTGGTATGTGCCATTTGCTACTTATTATTTGTTAATTTCTTGTTATTTGATTGACCAATCAAGTCTACCCATAATTATCTTATAGGTCATAGCTTGGTTGTATGTAGAGAAGACTCTGAGAACATAGCCCTCAGAGTCTATTACTTTGTATCTTTTCATGCTTGCACTATTTAATAAAAGGTGGCATTTCAGGGAAGTAAGCCCAGTAAACTACATCAGTATCTGGGTTACCATGAACATAGAATTTAGGTCCAGTGTTGTCAACATCAGCATATAGACCAGTGTTTCTTGCATATCTGTCATTACACCATTAATACTTTGATAGTATCAATAGTGATTTGCCTTCTACAGGCTTCTCTGAGGCATCATGCCATTCTATTTCAGCCTTCATAACCTAATTCCTTTTTAATAGTTGCTTGAACATCTTTAGGCAAGTAGTACTTATACTCTTTGCCTGTCTTCTTTGACACTCTATTTACATAGCATGCACCATTCTTGGTAACAAAGATGGGATATTTATTACCCTCTTTATCTTCCCAAGTATATTTGGTTTTAGTGTCTTGAGACTTTGATGTTTGCTCTACCTTAAAGGTATTACCTTCTCTCTTTACTTGTGCATTAGATGCAATGCAGAAGAGTGCTAAGAGTATGCACAATATGAGCTTTTTCATTGTTTATTCTTGCTTTCTGAGTATTTTATTAGCAGATAAATTACTGCGAAAAATACTATTGTGAATATTAAATCTTGAAATTGTGTCATTGCTTATCAGTAAAAATAGTTATACTTTAACTATTTGCTTTTACTTATTGCTTAGGCAAGAAAAGTAAAAGGGTAGAGTTAATTATAGTCACCTACTTTTAACTCTACTCAATTACTGCCAAACTTTAAGCTTCAACACGGAAGATGTCAGCTTCTCCATCCTTACCTAAGGTAAGAAGCTTTGCAGTGCTGAGGTCAATAGACTCTCCTACTGTCTTGCTACTGTTTTGTGACAGAGGAATGAAGGTCTGGCCTCCACCTACCATCATAAAACATACTGAGTTACCATACTGGCTGGAAACTACTGTTGCAGACTTAACAGCTGCTTGCTCTTCAGCTGTAAATGCACGGCTGGCTTTCAATATCCACTTACCAGCATAAACTCGGAGTGATGAAAAGATATTCATCCAATTTTACCAATGCCCTTTGGATTTATTTTGGTATCTGGCACACCTGTTAAATGTTATATGTTATTTGCTTATAACCCCAATGCCATTGAGGTTGTCAAGAGCAGGGGAGGAGTAATTAGCCCCACTGATAAAATAAATCTAATATCAGTTAGCATTTAACCCCACGGCCTTGCCAAGGGCAAAGGAGGAGTAATTAGCCTAACTGATACCACATATATTGCTACCACTAAACTTAAAACACCATACTAATTATCTCTTCTACCTCATACCTCTTGCTTTTTCTATACCATAGTTATAGCTCTTTCTATAAGGTTTTACCTCGCCTAACTATGTACTTTTACACCTTGCTTCTACATACTCTACGAAAAAATATGAGCAGTATATTATAATATATATAATATATAATATCTAATGTAGATTATATCTTGCTTTAACTAGTCCTATGAGAATTATTCTTATGGCATCAGCCCCTGCTTCTACGTCATTTGAGCTTAACTCTCTATTACATAGAAGACCTTGCTTCTGCACTATAGGACAAAAATAAATAGGGTAGGAAGAATCCTACCCTATTATAGAGAGCTGTGTAACTCTTAGATAGTCACACGATAGATGTCAGCCTCACCTGACTTACCTAATGTGGTAAGTTTGGCCTTAGTGAGGTCAATGACCTCTCCAACAGCACAGTTGGAGTTCTGGTCAAGTGGAATGTAAGTCAGTCCACCGCCCTTCATGGTGAACTGAACTGAGTTACCATACTGAGATGGTACTACTACAGCCTGGATGACCTGCTCTACTTCATCAGAAGTGAAGTCTCTGGTCTCTTTAACAGACCACTTACCAGCATACACACGGAGGTTTGAGAAAATATTCATAACAAAATGACGGTTGACCTAAGGACCGTAAGGTTCAAGTTAATATTCAGTTGTAAAGGAAAAGTAATTAGCCAGACAGTTAGTCTTTCCACCATCTGCCATTCTGTTCTATATATTCACAGTATTCATCTGTTTCCATAAGAACATCCATGTAGTAATCTGGATTAGCTTCCCAGATTGAATCACAATATGCCTCATAGGCATAATCTCTTTTAGCCACTTTGGTAGGCTGACACCCAGCAAGGAGCATACCTAGTATGCCCAATGCAATAACAATGATAGATTTCATATCAAGTATGAAGGATGAGTAATTAGTTAGTAGGAGCATGTCTTGTTACTCAGCATAGACAAGCAGGAAATCTAAGTCTTTACTGTTTATTTTTGTGGACTTAGGTTATAGGTCAATTTGGCCTGACCATTTAGGCACTAGCTTGGCTGGCAGTTTGTCCAGCAATCTGCATGAATCCTCTAGGACTCACTCAAGTACTAGGAAGGAGTAATAAGAAGGCTCATTTCTAGTGACCGGGGGGACTATCCCCAATGTCAAAGACAGGGGGTGAGTAATGTATTATTATTCCTCACTCCTACAAATCTAACACTCGCAGAAAAATTTCAGAAAAAATTTTGTAGTATCAATTTTTATGCTTACCTTTGCACCTATAATATATATAGGTATAACCCACTCAGAATAACAATAGAATATGTGGAATAAACTATCAATGGCTGATAGAGCCAAGTATATACAAATAGGGGTTCAGAATGGTATTACAGACCTCAGTACTATAAGGAAAGCATATAATACTTATGCTAAAGGAGGATACCTTGATTGGAAGAAGAAGGTAAAAGAGTATAAAGGCATTATAATAGATGGAGATGATACTTATGACTACGAGAGTTACTACCATGATGACCCAGACAGAGCATGGAGACTACTAGATAAAAATAGTAGTGAGCACTTTCCTGATACCTATAAGACAGCTACTCATCCTACTTTCTCAGATGAATCTAGATACTCAGGTAGTAAGAATAGGTATAACCCTAATGGAATTACTGGTGGACACTGGTACGGAGATAATAGTTATGTAATGTCTCAGTCACAGTTTGATAATGATTGGGATACTGATAGGACTCTAGATTACCTAGGTCAAGAGGATAATCCACCATCATTATATGCCCCTGATGGTTCTACTATGTTACATAGTGTAGATGTTACACCTCAGTCTTCAGCATTAAATAGAAGTAGAGAGGCAACTAGACCAAACACAGATTTCAGCAATGCACAAGATATGACTAAGACACAAAGGTTTGGTGCTACTTGGTTAGCAGGTGTACCATTTCTAGGCATTGACCCACATACTTGTCTCAATACTGTAACTGGCTTCTATGACCCAAATAATACAGTAGCTTCTAATCCTAATATGGTAGCTCACCCTGAGGACTATGGCTATAAAGAGATAAATCAAAGTGACGCTGTACCTGGTGACATTATTATATTATCAAACAAGAATAACCACCCTACTCATGCAGTGATGTTTGATAGTGTATCAGTTAAAAGTGGTATACATAATGGATTCCCTTATGAGCCTGGAGATACTCTTGTAAACTACTCTAATGGAGGAAGGAGTAATGATAGCTACAGACTGCAAGGACCACTCAAAAGATTTGATGACCCAGATGCTGCTCATGGTGACTTCTCAGGGTCTCGCAGGTACTTCAGATTTACAGGAAAAGGAAAGAAATAAAAATAATCCAGTAAAAATTTGCATAATTCAAAATTTTTTCGTATCTTTGCACCGTCAATTGAAATTGCTGCTTGGTGTAAAGGCTAACACACCAGTTTTTGGCACTGGGTTTAGAAGTTCGAGTCTTCTAGCAGCAACACTGAATGCCTCCTTAGTATAAGGGATAATGCAATAGTCTTCTAAACTATCAATCTAGGTTCGAGTCCTAGAGGAGGTACTTGCGGAGATGCGTTTTGTTTTTGTTTGTTGTTTAAAGTGATTGAAAGGAACCCACCCAACCTGTGAAGGTGCAAGTGGGTAAATGGAGCCATCATCTAACAGGTTAGGATGCCACTCTTTCAAGGTGGTAATCTGGGTTCAATCCCCAGTGGCTCTACTAGATATTGGGTGTGTGGTGTAATGGTTAGCATACAACACTGTCACTGTTGAGGTTGGGGTTCAAGTCCCCCACATCCAGCTATGGAAGTTTGGCAGAGTGGCTTAATGCACTGGTCTTGAAAACCAGCAGCCTGTAACAGGGTTCATGGGTTCAAATCCCATAGCTTCCTCAAATGGAGGGTAAAGCAGTGAGGTACTGCATCTGCCTGCTAAGCATGATGTACCTTAGGGTATTTGGTTCGAGTCTAATGCCCTCCTCAATATATTTAGGGAAGTGGTCTAGTGGTTATGATGCATGCTTTGGGAGCATGAGGTCGAGAGTTCGAGTCTCTCTTTCCCTACTATATGGGCTTTTAGTTAAGATGGCTATAACAATAGATTTGCACTCTATAGTCCTGGGTTCGAGTCCCAGTTAGTCCACTAAATATTCCTTCTTAGCTCAGTTGGTTAGAGCAGTTGACTGTTAATCAAAAGGTCGTAGGTTCAAGTCCTACAGGGGGAGCATAATAAAGAGAATAGTACTAGTGTAAGACTCAACGTAACTTAGTGGCTTTACATTGTATGTAAGTCTAGCCCACTTGAGTGTCGTATAACTCACCTTAGCTACAGAGGATGGTCAATGGTAGCATTATTCATTGGTGTGGTATAATGGTATTACTCAGGTCTCCAAAACCTGCAATGGGAGTTCGATTCTCTCCACCTTTGCTTATTGGGCAGTTAACTCAGTTGGTTAGAGTACATGACTGATATTCATGAGGTCCTAAGTTCGAGCCTTAGATTGCCCACTGTGTTAGTAGCTTATAGGTAAAGTGCTTGACTGTGAATCAAGAGAAGAGGGTTCGAGTCCCCCTAACACCCTATATATTGCTGAGTAGCTTAGACAGTAGAAGCACCTGCCTTATAAGCAGGAGATAGTGGGAGCATTACCCATCTCAGCTACTACTCTATGATAATACAATTTCTAAATTATATTATTATGAAAAGAGCATGTAAATTACTGAAGAAGGCAGCTAAATGGTACTTTAAACAGATGGAAAGTGCATACTTCTGTCCTTCGGGAATGATTCCTATGAATTACATAGGATAATTCCCACCCTTCTTTTTGTGATAGTATATAATGTAGAAACATAAGATATAAGAGGATGCTGGTAGCCACTTCCTAGGAGGAACCTCTATAAAAACAGCTGTAGGCTACACAACTTCCTATAGCTCAATTGGCAGAGCTTCTGACTCTTAATCAGAGGGTTCAGGGTTCAAGTCCCTGTGGGAAGACTATTATTCTCCTATAGCTGAATGGTAAAGCTGCACTCTTTTAAAGTGAGGATTCTAGGTTCGAGTCCTAGTGGGAGAACTATTATATGGGAATACTTTAATGCGGAGAATTAGTGCAGTCTGTAAAACTGTTGCCTCTGGCTAAATTGGTTCGACTCCATTTATTCCCACATTGATTGGAGACATAGCAAAGATGGTCTATGCGGAGGACTGAAAATCCTAAGATGTGAGGTTCGATACCCACTGTCTCCACTATGCCCAAGTGGTGGAATAGGTAGACACAATAGCCTTAGAAGCTATGTCGAAGTAATAGTAGAGTGTGGGTTCGAGTCCCACCTTGGGTACTATGGAAAAGAAGTTTATATTCTATTTCAATGGGATGATAGTCAAAGCTTCTATATCAGAATACAATACTAATATAGAAGATTCTTATAGATTCAAGAACATATCCAGTATGAGGGATATTCTGAGAGTGATAAGAGCTGAATCCCTAAATGATTCTACTGAGAGAGCAATAAGCAAAAGGTCTCTATTCAGTATGGTTAATGAATGGAGGGTACATAATTTATTGTATGCCCTTGGCATTAAGAGAGATAGGGTTAAAAGTGTTGATTTAAATATAGGTCAACCTTGGTATATTAAGGCAGTGTACACCCTTCTATCACCATTTTATTTGCACTTTGTGTGAAAATACTTATCAATTTATTTGGTAGTATGAAATATTTTACTTAACTTTGTAGCATCAAAAGAAAACAAGTATGGCGAAGAATTTATCAAGCATGGAGAAGAAGTGGCAGGCTGAAGAGGATGCTAGGACAATGGCTAGATACCAAGAGATAATGTCCGACTCTAAAAGAAAATCAGCAGCCATTAAGCAAGCCAGAACAGAAGCTTCAGCATTAGAGAAGAGGGCTAATGCAATGAAACTAGCTGCTGGTGGAAAGCTAAAGAAATAATAAGTGATGCTTCCTTAGTTCAATTGGCAGAGCAACTGTTTTGTAATCAGTCTGTTGTAAGTTCGAGTCTTACAGGAAGCTCTAATGCAGGATTAGTATAAAGGTTATTATGCCAGTATTCCAAACTGGATATGAGGGTCCAATTCCCTCATCCTGCTCAATTATGTGGGGAGAGGAAGTCCTCCATCTAGTCTCATAAGCTAGATTCCGTGGGAGCATTACCCACCCCCGCAACTAAATAAACAACAAAGAAATGGAAGAGACAATTAAAGACAACACAATGGATATAGCTGCATCTATCAAGGATGCATTTGATGAGAAGTCAATCTTACCAAGATTCAGTTCCTATGCTGCTGTATCTAAGTTTAAATCAGTAAGAAGAGCTATTAGAAGAGGCCATGTAGATTTGTTCTTTGGCATTATCTTCCCTAACAGACCCTTCAATAATAGGAAGGCTACTCCTGGTAGAGCTCAGAATTACACAAAGAAGAGGATGTATGGACAGTTCAAATTACAATGATGAACCTGTGTTCTACTGCAAGAGCTGTTTATCTTTAAAAGTAAAGACTGTAGCATCAGGGTTGAACCTTGACTACTGTGATGAGTGTGGCTCCACAGATATAGAACAATCACATATAGAGGATTGGAGAAAACTCTATAGAGATAGATATGGATTTGATTATCTTACAAAAGAATTAAATAATGGAAGAGAAAAACAAAGACACTAAGAAGCTGAGTTATGAGGAGCTTGAAAAGGCTGCTGTTCAGCTTCAGCAGAGAGCTATGATGGCTGAGAACAAACTCAGAGGTATTGATTTTGCATCAATCAGACTGAACTGGTTGTTCAAGGTACTTGAGAACAAAGAAACATTTAAGCCTGAGTTTGTAAGCAAGTGTGCTAATGAGGTACAGGAGATGCTTACAATTGATTCAGAGGATACTGAAGGTACCACTGATGAACAGGCTGGTGAGGCAGACTAAATGTAGAGTAAAATGGGGAACATTAATAATGTTATTACCATCCCTACTTCTACAGAAGGTAAGTTCTTCAGGTACTGGCTAGAGTTTCTAAGGCCATTCCATAAGTTGACTGAAAGAGAGACTGATGTTATGGCTGCTTTCTTGAAGCAAAGGTATGAACTCAGCAAGGTTATTAAAGACCAAGAGGTACTTAATAAGTACACTATGAATGAGGAAACCAAGAGGAAAGTTAGGGAAGAGTGTGGTATTACACAGGCACACTTTCAAGTCATAATGACTAAACTCAAGAAGAGCAAGATGATTGACAATGGTAGGATTAATCCTAAGTTCATACCTAGAGTGGAAGAGGATGCTAAGAACTTTCTATTGCTTCTCTCATTTAACTTACAATGACCTACACAGAAATCATAAAGAAAGTATCAGAAGATACTGGAATACCTACTGAGATAGTAGACAAAGCCTATAAGGCATTTTGGTCATATATAAGGAACTCAGTCCAGGAACTACCTTTAAAAGAGGAACTTACTGAGGCTGAGTTTCTTAGTTTAAGACCAAACTTTAATATACCTTCACTGGGCAAACTTACCTGTACCTACACAAGGTACATAGGAGTAAAAGAGAAATTTAACCATATAAGGAAGCTTAGAAGAAATGAAGAAGCTAAAACAGATTAAGCCCATGTTTAATAGAATCGTCACTACTATGGACGTCTATGAAACTGACCAGTTAAGAGGTGGGTTGGTTGACCCAACTAAGGCAAAGGGCTCTCTCAAAGAATACCAGACAGTAATCTCAGTAGGAGATACTGTAAGAGGAATCAAACCAGGTGATGTAGTTTGTATTGACCCTACAAGATATATGGTCACAAGACACAATGACAAGTCTCTCCACAATGGAGTTATTGGTGATAATATGACTGTAGGATATAAGTTTAGCACTATTAAACTCAATGACAAAGATTGTCTGATGTTGTATGACCAAGACATTACATTTGTAGTTGAGGAAAGTGAAGATGTTGAAGACCCAACAGTCCAAATTATTCAACCTGAGAAACCTACTATTATAGTTTAAACTATAGGGCCTGTTGATTATTCAGCAGGCCTTTATTATTTTATAGATATGAAGTTACTCAAATATGAAGGTTACAAGTTGACCATAGAGCCTGAAGCTCTGACACTTGCACCATTTAAGAAAATATGGAATAGAGACAGGTCTATTAATAAGGACAGAGCTCTTTCTGAAATGGGTTACATCTATTTTATGATGGACCCTAGAAGTGATTATCAATACCTAGTAGATGAAGAGGAAAGGTCTAAAGCTATTATAGAAGGAGAGGGTTTATCAAGCGATTGGAAGCCTGATAAACTTGTAACAGAAGCTATGGAGTTCTATGGTAAGTTCAAGCCTACAGCTGCTTTACTCCTTGAAGATACAAGGTATGCAGTAGACAAACTTAGAAAGCTACTTAGGGACATAGACCTTAATCAGTTGGATGACAAAGGTAAACCTGTGTATACTCTAAATACTATTACTGCTACAATCAAGCAGGTACCTAGTTTGGCAAAAGACCTTGATGAAGCAGAGAAGGCACTTGCATCAGAGATGAGAAATCAAGGTAAAATGAGAGGACAGGGAGAAAAGACAATTTACGAAGATAGTTTGGATATATGATAGAATTGAATGATATTGTAGAATCCCTCAGCTCTAATATCAAGACTGAGAAGGGGATGCTTGTACTGCATAGAAGTATGAAAGTACACCCAAAGTTCAAGGTATACAAGAGGTTTTGTTATGACCTATACCTTATAAAGGGTAAGGAGAAGACACTTATATCTTCTATAGAAGATGTCAGAAACACTCCTGCTGATGACATAATTAAGGTATGGAATGAGTGTGACAAAGCTTATTTAGGCAAGCTATTAAGGTGGGTTACAAGTGATGAGTATAAAGCCATGTTGAAAGATGGAATTTAATAAGTATCAAACTCCTCTAACTGATGAGCTCCTTGACTCTCTACCACAGGAAGTTAGGGACCAGTTATTGGATATAATAAATAATGTAGAGTTTGTCAGGAGACTGGTTTCTCCTGATAGACAATATGCCAAGGATAGACCTAGGGATGATAGAGGTAGAATTATAATAGATTTAGCCAATCCACATATAGTGGAGAATGTAGACTACTTTAGACCTACTGCAATACATTATCAGAAGTATGGTTGCTTTACTAATCTAAGACCTAATGCAAACCCTAACAGTGAGTATGGCAAATGGATTAGGGAGGAGAAAAGAAGATGCTGGGAAGGTTATGTAAGAGAGAGTGACGGAGAGTGGATAACAGGATATATGTATTGGTTCTTGAACTACTCTCCTATAATGCTCTCTAAGATTATCAAAGGAACCAAGAGGGCAAACAGAGTTGAAGACTTCCCAGAATTCTGGGAAGGCATTTACTGGAGATTCCATTATATGGAACAAGCTGCAAATGGTGGTCTTTATAATAACTTTGAGGGAGGTCAGCATTGTGCTGAACTCGCATCAAGAGGTAAGGGTAAGTCTTTCTCCCTTGCATCTATCCTGAGTCATGACTTCATATTAGGAGTAAATGAGATTGCGCACTATAAAGTAATGTCTGTAGTTACTGCTTATCAGAAAGAGTACTTGACAAAGGACGGTGTGCTCAATAAGTTCTCCTCTATGGCTAACTTCTGTGCGGAGCATACTCAGTTTCCTAGAAAGAGACTGAAATCTTCTATGCAGGAGATGACTTGGGTAATGGGATATAAGGATGTAGAACTTGATGTGGAAAGAGGCACTCTTAATAATATTCTTGGTGTATCATCTAAGGATGACGAATCAAAGCTTAGAGGTAAAAGAGCTGCGCACATTCTGATTGAAGAGTTTGGTACATTTCCTAGGTTGACTGATATGTACAATGTCCTTACTCCTTCTGTAGAGGAAGGTGATATTGTGTTTGGTCAGATATATATGCTTGGTACTGCTGGTGATAATGAGTCAGACTTTGCTGGTGCTCAGGAAATTATGTACAATCCTAAAGGTTATAGGATGTATGCACTACCAAATGTATTTGATAAGAACAATCAAGGTAGACCTAACTTTGTATTCTTCTTCCCTGGTTACATAAATAGAAAGGGCTGTTATAATGAGGATGGAGTGTCTGATGTAATCAAGGCTCTTATTGAGATTCTGATGAACAGATATACAAAGAAGTATAATTCATCTGACCCTAACACTATTATAAAGGTAATAGCCGAAGTTCCTGTTACTCCAGCAGAAGCTATAGTAAAGACAGGAGTCAATATGTTCCCAGTAGTTGACCTTACTGAAAGGCTACAGCAATTGGACAATAACCCAAGAGAGTATGATGATGTCTATACAGGAGAATTAGTTATTAATAGTAAGGGTGATATAGAATTCAAGCCTACTGCTGTTCAACCTATCAGAGAGTTCCCACACAAGGACAATAAGATAGAGGGAGCTGTGGAGATATTCCAGCTGCCTGAGATAGATAGAAGTACTGAGAGACCATACAATGGAAGATACATTTTAGGGTGTGACCCTTATGATGATGATGCTTCAAATACTATGTCATTAGGTTCTGTCTTTGTACTTGATTTGTGGACAGATAAAATAGTGGCAGAGTATACAGGTAGACCTATGTTTGCTGATGACTTCTATGAGATATGTAGAAGGATGTGTTTGTTCTATAATGGTAGAATGAACTATGAGAACAACAAGAAGGGTTTATTCTCATACTTCTCACAGAGAAACTGTACTTACCTTTTGACAGAACAGCTTGAATTCCTTAAGGATAAACAACTTATAAAGGATACTGGTTATGGTAATAAAGCAAGAGGTACTAATGCTACTGCTGCTATTAATGCCTATGCTAGAAATCTACTCAGGGCTTGGTTACTCAGACCTACTATTATAGTACAAGAGGTTGATGGAGAGCCTACAGAAGTTGCAGTTCCTTCATTGTTTACATTGAGGAGTAGAGCCTTAATCAAAGAGCTCATCAACTATAATAGTGAAGGTAACTTTGATAGAATTTCATCAATGGGTATGTTGATGCTTCTAAGAGAAGATAAGATGATTACATACCAAGGTAATGTATCAAAGGAGAGGGAAGAGAAAGCATCTTCCTCATACCTAGGTAATGACCCCTTCTTTAGTAGGAACTATAAATCAGTAAATTTAGCATAATAGGGGTTTCTTAATAAGAAATTCACTAAAATACTTGTGCGTATAGAATGTTTTTACTACCTTTGCACAATAAAAGTTGAAAGAGTATGAATGAAATAATGCAATTTCCACCACAACAATTACCTTTCTCCAAGAAGACAAAAGCTTGGAGAAAGAAACATTGTGATTGGGCGGCGAGTAAAGCCTTTTTCAACTACTCCCCAGTTAGAAAGAGTGTCCTTCATAAGAAGATAAACTATGACCTTCTTAATGGAAAGTTATATATGAAGGACCTCATGTTGGTAATAAACCCTGACAACATTAAGGCAGGTTTTATACCTGACAAGATTCAACACTATCCTATCATGAATTCCAAGTTGAATGTATTGAGAGGAGAGGAATCTAAAAGAGTTTTTGACTACAGGGTAGTTATAACCAATCCCAATGCTATATCAGAGATTGAGAATAACAAGAAGGCAGAGTTGATGCAGAGACTTCAACAGATGGTAGCTGACACTTCTCAATCAGAGGAAGAGTTCAATGCAGAGCTTGATAAACTCAATGAGTTCATTACTTATGAGTGGCAAGACATGAGAGAGATAAGAGCCAATGCTCTACTTAATCATTATGTGAAAGAGCTCAACATGCCCCTTATGTTTAATAAGGGATTCATGGATGCAATGGCTGTGGCAGAGGAAGTTTATATGTGTGATATAGTAGGTGGAGAACCTACTATTGAAAGGCTTGACCCATGTAAACTCAGGGTGTTTAGGTCTGGTTATTCAGACAGAATTGAGGATGCTGATGTAATTATCTATGAGGACTATTGGAGTCCAGGTAAGATTATAGATACATTCTATGATAGCTTGAACTCTGATGATATAAAGTACATAGAGAATATTCCAAATAACCCTTATGGAGAACAGGGTGATGTTGAACCTGACCCTAGGTTAGAGTTCCTACCAACAGGTGGTATTATAGGTGATGATGAAATCATGGACCCCAGTCAATTGTTCACAGAGAGCTATGACAATTCAATGATGCCTTATGATACTGCTGGGAACATTAGAGTGATAAGGATATTCTGGAAGTCAAGAAGAAAGATTAAGAAGGTTAAGTCCTATGACCCTCAGACAGGTGAAGAAACCTTCAACTTCTATCCTGAGACCTATGTTATTAATGAGGCTCTTGGTGAGGAAGAAGAGACACTTTGGATTAATGAGGCATGGGAAGGAACTAAGATTGGAGAGAATATATATGTCAATATGAGACCTAGGGTAGTTCAGTACAATAGACTGTCCAATCCTTCAAGGTGTCACTTTGGTATTATAGGTTCAATCTATAACCTTAATCAGAGTAAGCCTTTCTCCTTAGTTGATATGATGAAGCCGTACAACTATTTGTATGATGCTATTCATGACAGGCTTAATAAGATGCTTGCTAAGAACTGGGGTAAGATTATTACTCTTGACCTTGCGAAGGTTCCTGCTAAGTGGGACATTGATAAATGGATGTACTATGCAAAGACCAATAACATAGCAGTTATTGATAGTTTCAAGGAAGGTAACATTGGTGCTGCTACAGGTAAACTTGCAGGTGCTCTTAATAATGCAAGCTCAGGTGTAATTGATGCTGAACTTGGTAATTCAATACAGCAAAGTATCAATCTTCTTGAGTTCATTAAACTGGAGATGGCTGATGTGGCTGGTATCTCTAAACAGAGAGAAGGTCAGATTAGTAACAGAGAAACTGTTGGTGGTGTAGAAAGAGCTACTTTACAGTCTTCACATATTACAGAGTGGCTATTCATCACCCATGATGATGTAAAGAGAAGGGCCCTTGAATGTTTCTTGGAAACTGCCAAGATAGCATTAAAAGGAAGAAATAAAAAGTTCCAATACATCCTGTCTGATAACTCAATGAGAGTTATGGATATTGATGGTGATGAATTTGCTGAGTGTGACTATGGTCTTGTAGTAGACAATAGCAATGCTATTCAAGAACTTCAACAGAAGATGGATATGCTTGCACAGGCTGCTCTACAGAATCAAACATTGAACTTCTCTACTATTATGAAGCTTTATAATAGCTCATCTCTTGCAGAGAAACAAAGAATGGTTGAAAAGAATGAAGCAGAACTTCTACAGAGACAACAAGAGGCTCAACAGCAACAGTTAGAGCAACAGCAGCAACAAGCTGAAATGGAAGCTCAAGCTAAGGAAGCTGAAATGCAACTTAAAGACCAGTTGAATCAAAGGGATAATGAAACCAAGATTATTATTGCTACTATCTCAGCCAATAATAATCAGTCATCAGATGATGGCATTCAGGAACCTGAGTTCTCTGAGGAGGCTAAAGCCAAGCTGCTAGAAAATATGAGACAGTTTGATGAAAGGCTTAAGCTTGACAGAGATAGGCTGGCATTTGATAAAGATAAGGCTAGAACTGATGCTGAGCTTAAAAGAAAGCAGATAAATAAATCCAATAAAACAAGTAAGTAATGTTTTTCACAACGGATGACTATAAAAAGATACAGCAATGGTTGCAGCATAACTCTGTAAAGGATACAGACCTACCAGACACTGGAGAGCTAAAGGGAACTGAGACTCTTGTTATAGTGCAGAATGGTAAGAATGTCAAAGTATCTCTCTCTGAGTTTGTTGACCAACTGTTCCTATTAGGTATTCCTGATTTTGTAAATGCTACTGATAAGTTTGATGCTCATAGTTTGGATGATGTTATAAAAGCAATTCCATATAGAGCAAGAAAGATAGGTCAGATGGTTACCTTTATTACTGATGAAGGTGATTGGAAGGTATATCAATTCAGGGGTCAGAGAGTTAATCAATGGAATACTAATTCCTTATGGGTTGAATTATAAATAATATGGCAGAACAACTAGTAAAGAAAGAAGGTCAGGGGTATAATAGAGTGTACCCCAAGACCTTTACAGATGCAGTAGTAGATAGAGCTACTGGTCAAAGTCTTATAGATATTCTTGCTAACTTCAACTGTTACTTCCTATCCTATGCTGGGGATGATGAGACTACAAGACTACAAGTTCCTTCTTCACTAAGAAGGCAGGGTCTTTGGATTACTTATGTTCCCTACAATGGAACTATAACAGTAGAATACTACTCATCTAATGAACTGGATGATGACTCTTGGAAGTCAAGTAAGAACTGGATGAAGGGTTCTAATAACCTTGTAGGTGATGTTACTATTTCATCTGAAGGGCACTGGATTGTAAATGGTATTGACACTGGTGTTACAGCAAGTGGAGAATCAGGTACTTCACCACTTATTAGAATAGAGAACAACAGATTCCAGGTATCCTATAATGAAGGTAGAAGCTTTGTTAATCTTAGTGATGTACCTGTGTATTCACAGTTCAGAGTTGAGGGTAACAAGCTACAAATCTCTACTGACCTTGGAGGTAGCTGGCAGGATGTCAGTGACCCTATTGCCGCTTGGTTCAGGTGGGTTGAAGGTGACTTCAATACTGTAGGTAAGATTCAGATAAGTAGAGACCAAGAGACTTGGACTGACCTTACTCCTTCTATCTCTAATACTCTTAAGGTACAGGCATATTACAAGAGCCTTAATGATGCTCCTGATACAGCAGCTGAAGGTTACATTATCATGGTTGGTCCATTCTATGATGAGTCTAACTCACCTAAGTATGAGCTATACATTTATCTTAATAGTGGATGGTTTGACGTAGGTTCTTTCCAAAGTATCCAGTCTGGTGTTACAGGAGAGATTGATGAGAGTGGTGCTGATATTGGTCTGGTAGTACCTACTTCAGAAGCTGTCATTGACTACATAAAACCACTCAAAGAAAGAGTTGAAACTCTTGAAGGTCAACTAAACAACCTCACTATTGAGACACCTCTCAGTGAGTCAGACTTTGAGTCATTAGAAGGCAATGGTGAGCTTAAGGAAAACAGCCTCTACTTTGTATTTGAGAATGATGAAGAGGAGGGTACCTAATGGCACTATACTATAAAGACAAAGAGATAATAGCTGTATATTATGGAAGCAAAGTAATTACAGCTATTTATAAAGGTGCTAAAGTAATCTGGGAGGCAGCTCTTAGATTGTGGAAAGGCACTCAAGTATGGAAATCAAGTGAAACTTGGAAATATTAAATAATTTATGGCAAGTCTAAATTCAGACAAAGGGGCTATTACATCTCTTGACCAATCCTGGGAAGGCCATAGCCACTATGAGGTTGAGCAGTTTCTCAAGGACCAAATAGAAACCCTGGGTGGTCAGGTTGTAAGGTCTAAGATTTCTCTTGCAATTGATGGTAATTCTATCAAGTCATTCCTTAATGGAGCAAGCAATGTATCCTTCGGATACACTGTAACCTACACTAAGGATAATGTAGATATGACCTCTTGTAAGATTAGAATCTCTGTTGGAAGCAAGGTTGTATACAATGGAGATACAGTAGCTGGAAGTTTAGCACAGTCTCCTAACATTGCATCATACCTTAATGCTCTGAGTGACTCAGTAATCTATGTTACTCTTAGAGCTTATGATATTGATGATGAAGGTAATGAAACAGCTTATAGTACTGCTAGAATTACCTATAATAAGCAGACTGCAACAACTGTAAATACAGTT